AACACTATCTGCGCCCATAGCTGGATAGGTAACGGGTATTTGGTCTAAGAAGCCATAATAAATTACATAATTAGAAGAATCATAAGTAGCAGTTATTTTTACAGTTTTTAATGGTTGAATTTTAGTCCTAGCATTTGCGCTGTCATAATAATGAGTTGTTTGAGTTGGATTAAATCTATTATCTGCGTTACTTAAAAGTAATTCACATGAGCCTGCTGTAAATTGTCCAAGTTCGTTAGACCTACCTCTTGAAATATTAATCCCCCTAACATAAGCAGATATATCAGTAAAAGATTGAGAAGAGTCAAAAGGCTCACTATCAAAACCTACTTCAACAGTTAAGTTAACATTACTATCAAAAGCAACTGTCATTAACCTACGTCCAACCCCTCACTTCTTGCACGCCTAATAACTTCGGCAACGCTTTCAGTAACTTCTGCTTGTGTCATTGCAACACCAGTCATTTGCAAATTAATAGTTGTCTTTGCACCGCTAGGTGCATGAGTTCTATTTCTTGCGTCAAAATCTAACTGTGATTGGCTAAGTGCTTTTTGTGGGTCTGGAACTAAAGCTCCCTCAGTATCAAATAATTTACTTCCCGAATCATCAGTACCACCACCTAATTGACTGCTTGTCCCTTGAAAAGCGTCAACACCATTAAGCATGTTCATATAACCTAGTCTTAAATCATTAAAGTTACCTAAGCCCATTTCTACCATTTGGTTAAGAGCTTCAGTAAAACTGCCCATAGATTTTTGATTTTCTAAAGCGTCATCAAGGGCTTGTTTCGCCATAGCAATTTCTATTAAGTTCTCTGGTGTATCTGCAGTAGCTTCATTGTATTTCTTTGTTGCTTCATTAAGTCTTTCTTGTGTGTCTAAAACTTTTTCTTGTGCAGATTTAAGTTTGTCTTCTGCATTTTCAATATCTCTTATAGCTTTTTCTTCTTCTCTTGATATAGCGGTAGACTCTGCTCTCAATTCATTTAATTTATTTTGTGCAACAGCTAATTCAAGTTTTTGTATTTCTGATTTATCTTCAGTTGCAATTAATTCATTTACCCTTTCCTCTTGTCTAGCAATAGCAAGGGCTTCTTCATCAGTTACTTTTTTACCTAAGCCCGTAATGTCAGCTAAATGTTGTTTAGCTTTGTCTAACTTATCAATAGCGTCTTTTTCTTTTTGTTGGGCTTTAGCTACATCAATAGAAGCGTCTTCACGTTTTTCAAGTAACCTATCTTGTTCTTTATATATATCAGATAAATTCCTTTGAGCGTCTATTACAGCCATTATATTTGGTAAAGCATTAACTCTCATTTCTTCAGCTGCTGCCTTTTGGGCTTCAGTTTGTTCTTCTAGGGCTTCAATATTATCATTCAACACTTCACTAGAATTACCAATAGTTGCATTGTATTCTTCAACTTCTGTTCTTGCGTCATTTTGTGCGTCTTTAGATGACAATATTGACATAGTTGTCTTCTTTAAAACATCATCATAATAACTTTGTTCTGTTCTTGCTTTAGCAGTTACTTCATTCTGCATAGCTAAATATTCAGTTGCAGTTTTTACTTCAACGCCATAAAACCCTTTTGCCTTTGCAGACTCTAAATATGATTTTCTTTCTTCCTTTGTAATGTCTATGCTGTCTGTTATAAAACCAACTAAAGCAGTTGTTATGTCAATAACTTTTTCAAGAGTTGGTGCAACTTTTTCCATAATAACCAAACCAAGTTCAGTAAAGCTAGACTTCATTAAATCTATTTTCGCAGCTAATGAACCCATTTGATTCTCTGCAACTTCTTCCGTCGCTCCACCTGAACTTCTTAATTGAGCTTCGTATTCTCTTATTTGGTCTCCAGCGCCTGATAAGATTTTAACTGCGTCAGCTACACCACGATTTAAACCTAATTGGTCTAATGTCGCTGCTTTTAATTCATCAGACATCGGTTTAAGAACTGCGTCAAGATTTTCAATTATGTCTGCAACATTTTTCATATTGCCTTGTGCGTCAAACATTTCTAACCCTAGCTTCGCAAATTCTTCTTTATTCTTAGAAGTAGCTCTTGGTATATCTCTTAATACTTGGTTTAACTTATCTCCAGCTTCTGCACCTTTAACACCTCTATCTGCAAAAGCTGCTAACACAGCAACACCTTCTTCAATATCTTTATTAACAACCTTTAACGCTGCACCCGATTTAGTTGTTAGAGCTTCAGAGAATTGTTGAACGGAAGCGTTGGCTAATTGGTTAGCTTTAACTAATACATCAGTAACTCTTGTAAGGTTTGTTAAGTTTTGTTCTGCGTCTTTTACAGTTAAACCCAATGCAGATTGTGCGTCAGTTGCGAGGTCAGTAGCAGTAGCCATATCAAACATACCTGCTTGTGCAAACTTTGTAACTTGGGGCAAAGCTGCTATTGATTGTTCAGCGTCTAAACCTGCTGAAGCTAAGAAGAAAAACGACTCTCCTGCGTCTTTTGCGGTAACACGAAATTGAGTAGCTACTTCTCTCGCAGCCCTTGTCATATCTTCCTGTTGCTGAACAGTTGTTTTCATAATCGCAAGTGATTGAGTCATAGCGTCATCAAATGCAACAAATTCTGTAAATGCTTTACGAAGTGCTAAGGCTAGAGCAACCCCAACTGCAACCGCTGCCTGTTTTGCAAATTTAGACATCCCGCCCAAGCTACCACTGAGCTTACTCATGGACATCTTGGCTTGTTCAGTTCCTCTTGTTATAAAATTAATTACAACATCAGCACCTCTACCCATTGTTCCTGCCTTTTTTAATTTCCGCTTCTTGCATAGCTAGTCTTTTATCTCTTTCTTTATTCTCCCAAGTATAAAACGAAATCCACTCGTGATATTCCTTTAAGGGCATTTTATTTCTTAGGTCGGTAACAGTTATACCTAAGTCTCTCGCTAATTTAAATTGGAATGTTAGGTCTGGGTTATTCTGGAAATTCCTCTGCCGAAGCAGAGCCTCCAATACCGTTTAGGTCATTGATAGCTAAAAATATAATGTCAATAACTTGTGCGTCTTTTTCGTACAGAGCGTCAACATCTTTTTCTGACAACTCTGGCTCTACTACACAAGTCATTAACAACTTCTTTTGATAGTCAAATGCGTCTAGTTCGCCTATTTCTAAAAGTTTCCCCAATTCTATTTGCATAGATTTAGTTATGCCTTTTATTTTTACACTAACGTCCCACTCATCAATCTTTAGTTCTTGGGTAGGGACATCTGGTAATGATTTAATATCATCAACGGATAGTCTTTTCATGTTTTCCTCCTTTAATTATTTATTAGTGAGTACCGCGAGTTACTGCACCGCTAACTTGTAAATCTGCTGAATATCCAACAACATCACCCACAGGGCTAGAAATAGAATAGTTTGTAAGTATCGCTTCGCCTGTGTACTTAACTTTACCTGAAGCAGTTCCCTCTGGGGAATACTCAAAAGATAAAGTTGCACTTTGACCTACAACTGCACCAAAAATAGCGTCAGCCGTTGCGTCCCACAAACCAGTCAAGCCCATAGTAGAATCTTTCAACCCAACTATGTATGTCTTGTTGCTTGCTCCTAATGTAGAAGTTTCCGCAACATCTGCTGTTTCTGGAAAATCAACATTATTTACATAAGTAGAAATATCAGTAAGTGACCCACCTGAGTTATCAAGTTTGAATACTGAGCTCTTTCCATGTACAAATGCCATATTTTTTCTCCTTAATTATTTCGTCCAAAACCTACAATAGCATTTATTGTTGGTGTTGAACTTCCACCAATCGTGTTGTAAACACGAATGTATCTATTTATCGTTGTTCCACTATCCACAAATTTGACTTCCGAAGTTGCCGCAGTTGCTTGTGTGAAAGTTATTAAATCAACATAAGTTACATTATCTGCACTATGTTGAATTTTTACATCTCCAGTAGGACTTGTCCCACTAACAGAAGTAACAATTAAAAATGCGCCACACCCATTCGCAGTAGACGATGCATTGTCTTGTGCGCTTCCTTGCGCAGCTGTTGTAGTGAAAGCAGAAGCAGTTATTACGTCGCCATTCCACATTCCCTCATCAGATTGCACATCAACAGAAGTTGCAACAATATCGCCCACTGGACTAGATACCGCATAATTAGTTATATTACCTTTTGTAAAAGTTGCAGAATCGCCTGTATCAAGACCGTCAATACCCATGACTAAATCTAAATCAGCTCCACCTAAAAGTGGTTGAAGTACAGCGTCAGCAGTAGCGTCAAAAAAACCTGTTAATGAAATCGTACCGTCTTTTTCCCCAGCTATATAAGTTTTTGCTGAATTACCAAATGTAGTTGACTCAGCAACGTCTGCTGTTCTTGAAGCGTCAGCACTATTGAAGTAAGTACTGTAATTAGCACTATTTACATAAACCTTTGTATCTTTACCATGTTTAAAAGCCATTATTTTTTACCTGTTCCTCTGCGTCTTCTTCTACGACTGCTTCCACTTCTAGAGCCAGTACCGTACTTCCCTTTATAACTATTATAATCTAACACTTATTCTTCTTCCCATGCTTCGTTGACTTCTGTATTAGGGTCGTCTGCTATGTAATGACCTTTATCATTTCTAGCTCGAACTCTATTCTCGTTCAACTTTTGCATTTCTTCTTCAGCTTCTCTTTTTAAATCCGCTTCAGTTTTCTTTACAATGATACCCTGTTCGAGCATCCATTTCTTTGACTTTGTTGGAATATCTTTTTCATCAAGCATATCGCCAATGGCATGCTCTTTGCTTCCAGACATAAATCCTATTTCTACTTTAAATTTCATGCTATTACCTCAACTGTAAATTCTACACCTAGATAATCAATATTGTTTATTGAATAAACCCCATAATTATCTGCTTCTACCACTCTAACAGATTGAGCAACGCCACCCAACGTTATATCAGATTCTATTTTAGTTTTAACACTAGAAGCACCGCTACTAGCCAAATACGAATCTAATGTTTCTTGACTATCTTGTGCGTCCACTCTTGATACATATAAAAATACAGGGATAGTATATCTATCAGCTCCTCTGGATTCAGTTAAGTCATAGTCAACAGTTTCCATTACACCGACTATTGCAGTAGGTGGCTCAATAGAATCGGGTACATACTTATAAACCATTAATGAAGAAATACTTTCAAGAGCAGTACCTATTCCATTTCTTATGTTTGTTAAACTTGCCATTATTTAGTTATCAACTTCTTTCTACTTTTTTTCCATTGTCTTTCAATATCTTTAGAAGTTATTGCCAACAATGCTCGCCTCTTGGCTCTGGTTTTATTATATCCTATTTTTAAGAATGGTACTATCGGCGTTCCTTTTTTAGCAATAGCTCTAGCAACCAAATATGGATTTAAACCCTTACGCCTTGACCAACCGACAAGAGCTTGTACGGGTGGAAAGTGTGGTTTGCTTCTTGACCATGGCTTACTTTGTCTAAAGTTTTCATGCATATAACCATGAACATAACTTGCATATTTTGCGTCAGCTTTAATACGAATACCAGCAGGTAAACGACCTCTTTGCATTACAGGATTATAAGTAATAGAATCTTTTAATTTTCCCGTGTCTTTTGGTACATGTTTTTTAGCTTCCTTAACAACAACCATACCTGTTGAGTTGTAATAAGTTCTTAAAGGTTTAGCGCCTATCTTAGCTATATCTAATCTTTTTCTTAATTGATTTATACCAAGTATCTTGACTTCATAATCAGACTTGGACATTAAAGAGTTCTTTTTTGATATGCCCTTATTAACTTTAAAGCGTCTGGGTCAAACTTATTAAACAATTCTCCCGTGCCTGTTTCTGGGTTTCCGTAAACAGAAAACGGACTATCTTTACGTTTCCATAAACGAGTAGCTTGAAGAAATGTAGCTTGTTCAATGGCTTGTGGTACTGCTGACCAACCCCATTGTGCAGTAATCTTAACTTGCTTAACAATAGTTGTATCAAAACGTTCACTACTTCTTGTATCTAATATAGAAATATTTGTTATTGGTTGATACTGAACACCTTGAACATCGTTACCAGCGTCCAATGGTTTTGTATAAAAATCAGTATTTATTGTTAAAGTTTTATCGTGAGAGCCGTCATCAGTTGTATCAATAAGAAGAGCCAACCCACTAGGTGTAGATATATCTGGTACATCAAGATACAAAGGATTAATAGGCGTAAAGTATTTTGCGTCTGAGGTTGTTTGGTAGAAAAACCTACCGCAGTAAGCGTCAATCTCTCTTGACGCTGCCTCTACTGCATTTTCTAAATTGTCGTCTTGTCCGCTACCACTTAAACCTAAATAAGTTTTTAGTTGGGCTAAAGTTATGTAGCCATTCGTGATAGCCATAAGGAATTACTTACCTTTATTTTCAGCTGGTGCTTTAGCTTTTTTACCAAGTCCCCATTCCTTAGCTTGTAAATCAGATACTTCTTGGCCTTTAGCTCCAAGTAGTTTTCCTTTTCTCCATGCTTTTGGAAGTTGGTTATCAGTTGTTTCAGCAACTTTACCTGCTTCATCTATCCATACATATTTTTTTAATTGCATTTTTGCCTTTCCTGACTGCAACTCGCCCTTACCGTTAAAGCTTGAGCGAGTTACTAAAGTCATAATAATTTCTAAGTTACCCTTAGAAGTTTGTTATTTTAGCGAAAGCTGCTGCTCTATAAATAGGTAATCCCATTCTTACAGTTGCTTTCATAACAATAATATCCTTTGTGAAGTTAGCGTCATGGCTATCAGACATAGCAACTTCCATACCTTGTCTTGCGACTATATGGATAGCTTGTCCACCACCAAATACACCAACTAAACAATCTCCTGCTGAAGTTTCAGTTGAACTAACAACTGGAACACCCCATAGTCTTGGTGTTACAGCGTCGCCGAAGCTACCAGCTCCAACAAATAGAGGGTTTAAAGCTCCACTTGTTGTTACTGCATTTACTTCAGTTACAACTTGATACCAATCAGATGGGTGCATAATAATTGCGTCTGGATTCATAAAAGCATCTTTCTGAATTTCAGTGATTGCTTCAAATATTTGACCAATTCTCTTTAAGTTTCCACTAAAAGAAGAATAGTTAAATGAATTGATTCCAGTCTTATTAAGGATACCTGTCAAGTTCACGCCTGAGCCTGAACCTCCAATGATTTGGTCAGATATTGTTTGTCTAACCATAAACCTCAATCTACTGTCAATGTAACCTTGTGCAGCGGATACGTCAGCTAAGAGTTCTTCAGTCATTGGAATAAATGCACCAATTTTTCTAATTTCCTCTGTTCTCTCGGTAAATGCTAATGCGCTTTCTCCGAGTGCGCTTCCTTCTGCTGCTGGAGCTGCGTTGTTAGTATATGTTGTTTCCTCAAGATACTTGTACTGATATTGGTCAGTAGTAATTGTATCTATTAAAGCTGGAATAACATAAGGGTCTAACTGTGCAGATTCCTGTATTCTTGGCGCACGAACAACCGCTGGTGGCCAAGTAGTTTCAGTTACAGTAGTTTTAGTTTCTACTCTAGGGTCCCACTTAAGTTCAGATTTAACATTCTTAATGCCTGTATCCATAAAAGATTTATAAGCGTCAGATTCCATGAATGATTGTCCAAGAGTTTTGTACTCTTCAGTTTCAACTTTTTCTGAATGTATTGCCTTTGGCTCTACTTTCTGACCAGCTTCAACTGCCTTTTCCATATCTTTTTTTTCATTCTCGATAGATTGTGCTTCTTTGATTGTATCAACCAATTCAGCCATTCTTTCGTTCCTCTTAGCCCACTCTTCTTTTCTTTCAGAATCAAAGTCTGTTGTATCAACATCTTTGAACTCATTAAGTGTGTTTTCTCTAAGCTCTTGCAGTTCCTTTTTGAGTTCTACTAATTTACTCATTATTCTCCTACAATTCTGGGTCTAATGTTTCCATTAGTACCCGTTCCGTTTCTAATAACAAAGTAGTATCGTCTACTGAATCAACTTCTTCTTCAGCAGGTGTACCAACAGTAAGTAGCGTATCAATATCTTGATGAGCTTCTTGCAAGGCGTCCTGTAAATCAGTTATTAAACCAGTAGCTTCCTCTGACAATGTTTTATCTTTTGATAAGCGTAAGGCAGTAAGCTCCTTAGCTCTTTTAACCAAAGCAGATAAAGTGTTTAGCACTTCGTCCACTTGTTCGTTAAACCTTAATCCCTTTGGTGCGTCTTGTTGTTCTGATTTAACAGATACAGTATGAGTATTTTGATTTGCACCTACAAGTACAGGGCTAACTTCCCAAACTTTAACATCTTTAAGAAATCTAACTTCTATTTCGTTTCCAGCGTCTTTTTGGAACATTCCATTCTCAGCTTCAAGGACTTCATAACCGAATGACCATTGTTGCAAATCGCCCATAGCTTTAACAGTGTTATAAGCGTCTCTGCCTCTTTCTGTGTCCATTATGAATTGACCTTTGAAAACTGCTCTTGTATCGTCTTGAACTATTTCGCCTCGACCGATAACATCTTTCCAATCATGCGCCCAAACCATTGCAACGCCATTTTCCCCAAATCCAGATTTAATAGAACTTGGTAAAACTACATCACCGTCTGAATCGACTTCATTAAAATTTGAAAAAACAGCCTCTACTTTGCCCTCAACTTCATCAGTCGCCAAAAGCTTTACTGTTTTATGTTGTAAATTATCCATATATTTTCCTCATACTTTTCTTTCGTGGTAGATGACACTACACCTACAATTACATATTAGACCAGCTGGCGCTCCATTACTACTATCCCCTGGATATTTCATTGAATAACCCCGTACATTAAAATTCTCATTTTCATCAACTTCAACACCGTCAAGTGCATAATGTGCGTCCCTAACTTTGCCGTCCCTTTGAGTTATCCATTCTTTAGTAACCATTATGTTTAGATTCTTAACGGCTAACGCTTGACCCTCTTGTGCTAAAGCTACACCCTCAGTTCTAGCAATAAGTAAAGCTCTGTTTAAATTCTTTTTTCCTAAAGACTTAGAGATACCATTAGCTATGAAACGTTCACGCTTTGCACCTGTTAAACCTAACTTATTAGCTTGGTCATAAGTAGAACGTAAAGCTGTATTAAGATTTTTCTTCATAGTCTTTGACATGTCTGGTACATATTTATCTAAACGATTTTGAACAAACTTACTTGCTTCACGATTATAAGAAGCCCTATCAATAGGAATAGCTTGACCTCTTGCACGTCTAGGGTGGAAACCATTTTCAATTATTTCTTTCCTAGGACGCCTACGTCTTGCTCTTTGTATTGCTTCTTGTTCAGCTGGACTAAATGTTGTATTGTCATCAGAAATTTTAAATGTTTCTGGTAAAAGAGTTTCAACCTGTTCATAAGTAAAGTCCAACACCATACTGAAATACATATCTTCTAGTTGCTTAATCCATAACTCTTTAGATTCCCTATCAAGAGCAGAGCCAATTAAAGATACAATACCCGAAGATTCACTTCCTAATTCTGCAATGAGTTTATTGACTAGGCGGACTTGCCCACGTAATAACTTATAGTACTCAGTAGCTAAGACAAAATCCCAATTACCAAGCTGTTCATCATAATTTTTCCATAGTAAATCTTTTGTGTCTTTTGTTCTAAAACGATTTAAACGTTGTTCCCAACTAAGTTTCCTTAATTCATTTCTTCTTGCGATTAATTCTTCAGCGGTTTGAAATTTCATTCTTCCTCAGATAACCAGCTTGTATGAACTCGTGAGCCGTCTATTAGATATACCCATGACTCTATTTTTTTTTAGGGTTATCGCTAAATCTTTCTACTTGGTCAAGTCTTCTTTGAGCCAATTCTCTTGTAGGATAGCAACCCATATTCTTTCCGCTGTCTTCAGCAATTACACAAAATTGGTCTTCAATCTTTTTAATTACCTTAGTAGTCAATGAAGAATTTTCGTAATCATCTTCAGTTACAACATCTGGGGTTTCATCTGCTTCTGGCTCTTGTACTTCAGCTTCTTCTGTATATTCAGATTGATAATCTCTTGTCATTGCGCTACCCATTAAATAATAGTTTTGAGATTCATCACTCGGAAGTCCAACTGCTTGACGAGCTTCGCCAACAGTTACCCAACCACCTTGAACGCCTACATTCATTCTTGAAAATAAATCATTATGGTCTGTTTGTAATGCCCTTACTTCAGAAAAGTTATATTCAGCATAAGCAACTGTTGAAGCTTCATAATCTGGTAACAATACCTGTTGAGTTAATTCTTCTGCAACCATTTTCCATAATGGAATTAATTTATTTTCTGTAAAGAACTCTCTTAGCTCTTTAGCATTTGAGTATGTAGCCCTATCTAAACCAGCACCAAGTCCAGCCAAAATTGCAGGAACACCAAGAACAGCTGATACTCTTTCTTCAGGAACACGCCTTAGTAAACCTATATCTAAATCTTTAGGACTAAAAGATAGCTTCTCAACATTCATAGCACCACTTAGAATCAATGGCTTACCTTTGTTTCTACCCGCAACTTTTTGTTGGTAAGTCTTTGCAATTTGTTGAGCTTCTTCTTCACTTGGTCCAAATTCATCTTTAGGCGTAATCATTACACTAGGAACACCCATGTTAGATAGAAGAGCAGTAGCCATTTGACCAGCAGACTCATCTCCAAATATTTCACGTAATACAGTTTTTAAAGGACTAAAACCCTGTTTATGATTGTTCGGGTCAAGACCTAATTTGAAATGAACTATTTCAGTATTATCAATTTTAAAAGTTTCCCCGTCAGTTACATATTCATAGTGAGTAATCAATTCATCTTTAGTTCCTTTAGGTGTAACTTGATTAGGAAGTAAAGGATAGAGAGCAACTATTTGACCTACATTATTCTTTTGTTTTAAAAGATAAGCATTGCCTGAAACGTGCATAGCATTAATAATATAATTCTGCACAACATCTCCCGACATGTAAGGATTAGGTCTTCTCATTAACAAAGTAAAAGGGTGGTTAGGTATAGTTAGCTTATCGCCGTGTTCATCTTTAGTACAAATCTCTAGTGTAGCTTCAGAAAATGAAACGCCTAAGACTTGAAGACATGCAACAACTGCTGAATTAGATTGACCATTACCTAAGCCCTCAATATCAAAATCTCCTGCTGATGAGTTATAACCCTGTATGTATGAAGTGTTTCCACCATAAGCGGAACTATCATCACGAAAGAAATTATACCCCGTACTTCTTTTGTAATTGCTTCTATTATCCCTGTAACGAATATTTGAAACTATATCCCTAAAGCTTCTTCTTTCAGCCAAATTCTATTCTCCTTAATAAGCTACAAACCTGTTCTTAGTTGTGAGTTGTAAAATCCCGTAAGCTAAAGCGTCAACTTGGTCGTCATGCTCACCAGCGGGAAATTGTAACATCTCTTTTTCTAAATCACTATACCATATAGCGTCATTAGAAAAATGCACTAAACCATTTTCCATTTTGGCGGATAGTGGAAGCGCCCTACTAAATTTATCTTTGTCTGCTTTTAATCTTACTATTGGTAAATTGGTTTGTCTTTTTGCCATTTGAATTAATGCAAGTTGATAACCAGCAGACTCAACCCCAAGTACACTTGGATTCCATTTGTCATATACAGTTTGTAATAGTTTTAAAACGTCTGGTGCTTCAAGCTTTTTACGAACTACATCAAGTACGAATATATTTTGGTTTTTATCAACACCAATAGTACAAGCAACAGTAAAGTCAGCAGACTCTTTAGTGGAAGTAGCTAGGTCAACAGTTGTAATTATGTTTAAATCTTTTAGATTAACTTCTTTATCCCCAAACCTTATAACCTCTTTTTCTTCTATGTAACCGCTATCGTCATAATCTGAATAGCTATCTCTCTTGTAATACTTAAAGTATTCGGGCTTAAACAATCCACCCTTCTGCTCAATAAACTCAGCTTCATATTCTTGACTGAATAAAAAACTACCTATTTCACGCCTAGCAAGTTCTAGTTCATCTTTAGGTACTAATGGATTAGTGCTTGTTGGGGTTTGCCACCTATCCCAATCTTCATATTTAACAGCTTCATCATAGATTCTTGCAAACCAATTATAACCCTTAGGCGTTGAAATAAATAAAGCACCGCCTTGACGTTCAGTAAGAGTTGGTCTTAAGACTTCTTTCCAAGTTGCTTCTTTGATATAAGCGCACTCATCAAGAACTATGTAATCAAGACCAGCACCTCTTAACCTATCTGGGTTATCAGCAGAACGTACAGTAACAAAACCACCTGTTGGCGTATATAAAGTTTTTTCATATTCTTTAACGGTACAGCCATAGTCAATACCTAAGCGCCTTATTTCTTTCCAACCCTCCATAGCCATACTATATGTTGGGGCTACCCACCAAGTCTTCTTACCTTGCATAGCTTTTGCAATACAAAGCCATACACCTAACCTAGTTTTACCCCAACGCCTACCAGCTACAAGAACTTTAAAACGTGCATTAGATTTAGCGATTGGTATTTGGCCTGAATGTAAATCAGGTAATTTAACCTTATAAGCTATACGACCTTGATTTTCAGAGAGAACGCTCTCCATCTTCATTGTCCTTTCTTTTGTTTAATTCTTGCAGAATTTCTTGCATAATACGTGTATCAACAGACCAAATGAAGAAAAAATTATCATTAGGTTGCTCAAAGTACTGAATTTCCTGCATACTTTCATATTCTTCTGGGTTTTCAACTACAAAGGGAACTTGGAAATCCCACTTCTCACTTGTAATAATGTCAACAAACTCTGCATTTATGTAAGCTTCTTCATCATGTATGAACTCTTCAGGCATAATTATTCTTCTTCTTTTTTTATATCGGACATATCGGACATAAGCTTCTCATCTTCATTCTCAATGAATACAGTACCGTCAGACCAATAAAGCTCTACATCAAAGTCATTACTCTCATTTATTTGAACAAAATCTTTTCTTGCGTATTTTTCTGGGTATTTTCTTTCCAATATCCATGCACTAGCTTGCCAAGTACCATTGTTTGCAGCACTTTGAATGTTAAATAGATTCCTTACGACTGCTTGGGCTTCACTCTTTTGTATTTCAACCCAGCGAGAAGCATAAGGCTCAACACCTTGTTCAGCAAGTTCACGCCAACGTCTATATTGACGAGAGCTTATCCCCGCAAAAATACAAGCGTCCTCAATATAAGCTCCAACGGATATAGCTTGACTCAACCTAGCCCAAACTTGTTCATCTTCAAATTTGAATCTAATAGTGTCTTTTGCGATGTCTTTTTGCATATTTTCCTAAATTTTTTTAAATTATTTTTCTTAGTAGAGATAGTAGGGCATTTACCCACTTATATGCAACAACCAGCTTAAAACGTCTTTAACGAGCGCCAAATAACACTGTGAGCGCTAATTAAACTAATGAGCGCAGAATAAACCAACTAACATAATTTTTTAAATAACTTTAAAATATAAAATATAAAATATATAATTATATTAGTAAAAAGATAGGACAAAAATAGATTCAAAAAAAAGAGGCAAAATTCCCCGCACACGACCGTGCCATGCCAACCCAAAGGGATAAAGCTGTAAGGTAAACCAGCGTGGGCTCCAACCCCTGTGGAAATCCCGACATCCAGTCGCGGGCAACTAGACAGAATAAAAATACTGGACAATCGAAAAAAAATAAAATCAAATTTGATTTAACACTGATTATCAAAATTTAATTTCTAAGGCAAGTCGTTCGACTATCCGCTACCTAGGGTGAGAACAGAAAACTGATAACGAGATTTTAAAACTAGTCAAGACAAAGACTACAAAAAACAATAAATAACCTAGTTCTGATTTTTGCTAGGGCGTACATAAACTGTGCGCCTTATGGAACAATCAGTTCCAATACAAAAACCTTTTGAAAGGGGTAAA